CAAGGAGTATCCTGTCTGGACTGATGACGGTGAATATTCTCCGATAACCAAAGCTTCTCCTAACATCTCGCATGTTTCCATCTGGAATCTGTATCCGGACCCGGATGCTACCAACATGTCGGATGCAGAGTATATCATTGAACGCCACAAGATGCCCCGTTCGCAGCTTCGTGCTCTGAAACGTCGTCCCCATTTCCGTCCCAACAAAGTTGATATGGCCATCAAGTATGGTGAAAACTACACCCCGGAGTGGTGGGAACATGAGATGGAAGACAACCGTCAGCAAGGGCCTCTGGAGAGATACGAGGTTCTGGAGTTCTGGGGCTTTGTCGATACGGAGCTTTTGGAACGTGAAGGTGTAGATGTTCCTAAGGAACTCAAGGGGCAAGAGCAGGTCTCTGTCAACATCTGGACTTGCAATGACCAAGTTCTTCGTTTTGTTCTGAACCCTTTCAAACCCTCTTATCTTCCTTACTACTGCGTCCCATATGAACTCAACCCTTACAGCTTCTTTGGCATTGGGGTTGCTGAGAACATGGAAGACACCCAGACAATCATGAATGGTTTCATGCGTATGTCGATTGACAACGCTGCCCTGTCTGGAAACCTGCTTATTGAAGTTGATGAAGACAACTTGGCTCCCGGCCAAGATTTGACCGTGTATCCCGGCAAGGTGTTCCGCCGTTCTGGTGGTGCCCCCGGCCAAGCAATTTTTGGTACCAAGTTCCCCAACGTTGCTAACGAGAATATGCAGATGTTCGACAAAGCTCGCCAACTTGCAGACGAGTCCACCGGTTTCCCCTCGTTTGCACATGGCCAGACCGGCGTGACCGGCGTGGGCAGAACCGCTTCTGGCATCTCCATGTTGATGCAAGCTGCTCATGGAGCTATCCGCTCGGTTATCAAGAACTTTGACGATTATCTGCTAGGTCCCCTCGGCAAATCACTGTATTACTTCAACATGCAGTTTGACTTCGATCCGGAACTCCAAGGCGATTTTGAGGTCAAGGCCGAGGGGACTGAATCTCTCATGGCTAACGAAGTTCGTAGCCAACGTCTGATGCAGTTCCTTGGCATTGTTCAGAACCCTGTTCTGGCTCCCTTTGCCAAGATGGATTATATCATTCGTGAGATTGCCAAGAGTATGGACCTTGATCCTGACAAGGTTGCTAACTCTATGGGTGAGGCAGCTATTCAAGCTGAACTTCTTAAGAAGTTCCAAGCTCCTCCGCCTGAACTTGCTCCGGGGACTGTTCCTCCGGGGACTCCTATTGGTCCTCAGGGTGGGCCTCCTAAACAACCGGGTCAGCCCCAGCAAGCTAAACCCCCTGCCGGTGTTCAGGCAACCGATACGCAAGGCTCTGGCGGTGGCAACATTGGCACTGGCAGCGTTCCTCCGCCGGGAGTCCAAGGCTTCAGCGGTAATACCGGAGGTATGGAATGAGCATCAAATCGTTAGTTAATACGCCTAACCACTACAACGCTCTTATGGAAGAGCTTGATCTTTGGATTGAGAAAGAACGTAGGGGTCTTGAAACAAGCACCGACATTGAGAACATTTACCGCTACCAAGGTGCTGTCCGCGTTTTGCGGAGACTTAAGCAACTAAGGGAGCTTGTAAATGCGCAATCTTGAAGAGGAAATGAGCAACATGATTGAACGTGACCCCGTCAGTGGGAATGAAGTGCCCCCCGGCGCTATGCCGAAAGAAGTTCGTGATGATGTAGACGCGAAACTGAGCGACGGTGAGTATGTGCTCCCTGCTGATGTGGTTCGCTATTTTGGGGTAGCACATATCGAGAAAATGGTCAAGCAGGCCAAAGAAGGTATGGTTGAAATGGCTCAAAATGGCCGTATCAACGGTAAGGAAGACCCTCGCGTTGAGCCTCATCAGGCTCAGCAACAGGCTGTTCCTCAACCTGTTCCTCGCCAAATGGCTGGTGGTGGTTACAACTTTCTTCCCCAAGATGGCTCCCAACCGGTTCAATACCCGGCAATGTCTCAAGATGGCCTTAGTGCTGCTGAAGAACTTCGTAAGCGTCAAGAGGCTCCCGTAAAGATGGCCGATGGTGGCTACACCTCTGCAGCTAACCAGATTTTGGGTAACCAAAACTATGGCGAGGCAGCCAACCAAGTCCTCAATACCGGTGGGGTCTCTGGTTTTGATGCGGTTCGCAGTCTTGGCCGTGGGTTCTATGGCACCAATGCCGTTGGTGGCGCTGGTGGCATGGGTTCCGGTGGTGTAGAGACTCGCACCTATATCAACAAAGCTGGCGAACGTATCTCCGTCATGTTCATCAATGGCACCCCGATTGCCGATATCCCCGATGGTTATGTCCCTGATACCCCCGAAGGTCGTGCGCAATTTGAACAAGCTAGTGTTGGTAGTGGCGAGCAGGTTGCTGACCCCAGCAGCACGTGGGATGAGGATGGTCGCGACAATGCCGAGTCCAACGGTTGGAATGACGACAAAAACGCAAAGTACGAAGACCCTGCCCAAAACCCCTACACCATGACTGGGGACGACCTCCTTTCTCGCGCACAAGACTTGGCCAACCCCAACAAGATGCTGGGCAATCTTGGTAAAGTTCCGGGTATTGGTGGTCTCTTGGGCAAAGGTATTGATGCCGCTCGAATGGCTGGTCATCTTGATGAGCTTGAGGTTATTAACAATGCCGTTGATGCTCAGGTTGCAGCCGGTATGTTGACTACAGATGAAGCTGCGGCGATCAAGGCAGAAATTAATCCCAAGCTTGACGCAGAATATTCTACTGCTGTTGACATGCTTCGTAAAGGCCCAAATGGTATTCAAAAGCTAAATGATGCCTATGTCAACGGCGTCAACGTCATGCCAAATGATGCTGTAGAAGCTTATCGTGGTCCCTACACTGGTAATGATGATGGTGCTACTGGGTCCACCGGTGGTTCTGGTGGTGTTGGTCCGGTTACTACCGATGTTGATGCCAATGGTACTCCCGTTGGTACTGTTGGTTCTACCCGTATTACAGAGAATCCCTTTGGCCTGCAAAATCCCGCTGGGTTTAGTGATGCATCGATACTTCGCAGCACCCCCTTGGGAGCAAATAGTACCGAAGCAAGCCGAAACAGAATTGCTGGTATGTTGGCTCCCCCTCCCCCGGAGCCTCCGGGTATGACAACGGCTGGCGATAACCCTTGGGGATTTGGTGCAGATGCAGCACTCACTCAACCGCCTACTCCGCCCACTATTGGCGCTACCAGAAGGGCCAATAGGACCGGGGTAACTCCGCCAAGCCCTACAGGTGGAAGCAGTCTTTTGCCCCCTCCGCCTGAACCGGGAACTTACTCGGGTAGCTCGGGTAGCTCTGGGGGTTCTACTGGCTATCAAGATAATTCGAGTGGGGCTGAAGATCGGCGCGCAGAGGCTGCTGCAGACCGTGCCCGTGAGACTTCTCAAAGTCAAGCTAGCGATGCCCTTAGTGGTTTTGACGACAGGGTGAATAGTGTTGTTGAGAAGGCTGAAGATGGTCTTGCAACAAGAGAAGAAGTGGAAGCTATTCGCGAGGAAGCTGAAAGAGTAAGGGATGCTCTTGAGGCTCGCGCAAGTGGGGCTGGTGTTGGCTTCGCCAAGGGTGGTCTTGTTGCTCGCAAGGCTATGCGTTCTCCTACCCCTCGTCGCAAAATCCGTACCGTAGAGCGTTAACTGTTACAAGACAATAATAAGGCTACTCCCATAGTGGACCCCATAGAAAGGAAATGTAATGCCTGAAGTTGCTGAAGTTGAACAAGTCAAGGTTGCCGGTATGATGGATCGTTCCCATCGCTCCCGTAACCAACAGCGCATTGAAGAAGAGGAAAAGGAACTGGAGGAGCTTATGCAAGGCAAGGCTCCAGAGCCTGAAGAAGGAGAAGAAGAAGAAAAGGTTGAAGCTGAAGAGAAGCCTCAAGAAGAAGAAAAACTTTCCGCTGAAGAAAAATCTTTCAAAAAACGTTATGGTGATCTTCGTCGCCATATGCAACAGAAAGAGAAAGAGTGGGAAGAAAAGTTTGCTCGACTTGAAAAAGGTCTTAACAACCAAATTGCCCCTCCTGCTTCTTCGGAAAGTGTCGAAGCTTGGATGAAGAAATATCCCGAAGTTGCTGGGATTGTTCGCACCCTAGCTCAGAAAGAAGCAGAATCTCGCATCTCTTCGATGGAAGCTGACTGGAAGAACTTCAACGAAGCAAAAGAAGAAAACCTTCGCATGCAGGCTGAGACCGTTATTCGCAACGCTCACTCTGACTTTGATGAACTCAAGAACTCCGACGCATTCCATGCGTGGGCAGACGAACAACCTAAGTGGGTTCAGGATGCTCTCTACGAAAATGCTGATGACCCCAAGTCTGTGATTCGGGTTATTGATCTCTACAAGGTAGATAAAGGTATTGACAAGAAATCCAAGAAAATGGCTGAGAAAGAAGCAGCTTCTGCTGTAAAAGCCAAATCTCGGGTGGCTGTCGAAGACGATGATACGGCCAAGATGTGGTCGGAATCTCAAGTCTCCAAGCTAAGTGACCGTGATTACGAGAAGTATGAGGCGGAAATCATGGAGGCTATGCGTACCGGGAATTTCCGATACGATATTTCTGGTGGTGCAAGGTAATTTTTTACTTGACAAGTATATTTTCTTTAGTATAACTAATGGATGTAAGAAGCCCCACTCTGTGGACTACCTTCTAAATCTATTTATGCGCGGTAGAGAAGTAGTAACTCACCTGCCTCATAAGCAGGAGACGGGGGTGCAAATCCCCCCTGCGCAACCAAGCTAACATGATGATAAGACCTACCTAACGGATAAGGCCCGTTGTTGACTGATCCTCTTCAATGCACCCTTATGAAGTTAGCCTCTTAGATTAAGTGTTAAGCTTATCGTAAAACATAAGCCACTTGATAGGAGGAATTACTCATGGCTTTCCAAACTGCAACGGGTTACGGCAACCTGCCCAATGGCAACTTTTCGTCCGTAATCTACTCCAAAAAGGTCCAGCTTGCCTTCCGTAAAAAGACGGTCTGCTCGGACATCACCAACTCCGACTACTTTGGTGAAATCGCGAACATGGGTGACACCGTTCGCATCATCAAGGAACCGGAAATCTCGGTCTCGGCATATGCCCGTGGCACCCAGATCACGGCGCAAGACCTTGATGACGAGGACTTCTCGCTGACCGTGGACAAGGCGAACTACTTCGCGTTCAAGGTTGACGACATTGAAGAGCAGCACTCGCATGTGAACTTCATGGACCTCGCCACCAACCGCGCTGCCTACCGTCTGGCCGACCAGTACGACCAAGAAGTTCTTGGCTACCTGTCGGGCTTCAAGCAGTCGGCTCTGCATGCCAACGCTGATGCGGTCAACGACCAAGTCAACGGTTCGGTTGCTGTTGATACCGCTGGTACCGACGAACTGCTCTCGACCATGAAGCTGTCGCGTCCGAGCTTTGGTAACCTGACGACCGCTGGTTCGGTTGGCGACTCGATTCCGGTTGCTGCCCGCCTGCCGGGTGCCACTGCTCTTCCGGCCACCTACGTTTCGCCGGTCATGCTGATCAACCGCATGGGCCGTCTGCTCGACCAGCAGAACGTGGACAAGGACGGTCGCTGGCTGGTGATCGACCCGATCATGATGGAAATCCTGATGGACGAAGATTCGCGTTTCCTGAACGCTGACTTCGGCGACTCGGGTGCCCTCCGGAATGGTCTGGTTCTGCCGAAGTGGAACGGCTTCCGCGTCTACGTGTCGAACAACCTGCCGAAAGTCGGCGGTGGTTCGGGCACGGTTGATGACACGGCTCAGGCGACTGACTTCGGTGTCATCGTTGCTGGTCATGACTCGGCTGTTGCTACCGCTGAGCAGATCAACAAGACCGAAACCTACCGCGATCCGGATTCGTTCGCGGACATCGTGCGCGGCATGCATCTCTATGGTCGGAAAATTCTCCGTCCGGAAGCGATCACGACCGCTCGCTACAACCTCGCCTAATAGTAAAGGAGACTAAATTATGGCTACTATTACTACTCTGGCTGGTGGCGCGGGTGCTTACTCGACTGCTGGTCGCACTCCGATGGTTGCTGACGTGATCATCGACCTCGCTGCTGCCGCGACGGCCAAGGGCGGTGTTCTTGCTGCTGCGGACATCATCGAAGCTGTCAACATTCCTGCCGGTTCGGTCGTTCTGACCGCTGGCATGGAAATCATCGAAGCCCTTGCTGGTGAGTCGGCGGATACCCGCCTGCTCCTCGGTGTGACCGGTGGTGACGTGGATGCCTTCGTTGCTTCGTGGGATGCCACGGGTGCGACGGCTGGCGACTACGCCCCGGCTGCTACCTCGGTTCCGGTGGCCTTTGCTTCGGCTGACACCATTGACATCGAAATCGATGCGGCTACTACGGCTCCGACTGGTGGTAAGATTCGCGTTTACGCGGTCTTTGTCCCGATTGACGGCCGTGCGATGGAAGCTGACGAAGTCGTTCGCGACCAACTCGCCTAAGTGAAATGCTGGGGCTGGCTCATAGTGGTCAGCCCCAGTGTGCTTAAAACAGAGGATTTGATATGGCTGCAGACGCATGGAAGG